CGGAAGTCATGGCCCTTAAAAAGAAAAGGTATTCAGAAGGATCTTTGAGAGGCATTAGCCTACTACGATGGTTTACTTCTTTTTCTTTGGAAATCCAGCCTTCATATTGGCGTAAGCCTTTGGGGTAATCGTAGACTTACTCTTAGGCCGACTATTGCCCGCTGCTTTGCGAGCATTAATATTCGCGTACAGACCAGGAGGTTTTGCGTTTCCTTTGTTCATTTTTTAGGACTCTTACCGTTGTGGCCATTCCTGGCTCTGTTTACTGAGGGCGATTCCAATACCATTCGGCCGCTCTTAGTATGAGACAAATCTTTTCCACCTTTACCAGCAATACCTTTCTGACGTCTGGCTGTCCACCGTTCTTCGGAGGCATTTTTTACTGCTGGCTTTTTATTTAATTTCCTTTGGTATGCTGCTTTCTTAGCAGCTGCCTCAGGGTTTGCCGCATAATATTTAGCGGATTTGCTTTTGGTTTGCGCCATTGTTAAGATCTTTAAAAAATACTTCGTTTTCAAGGCGCTCAATCCTAGTATTGCTTGTACTTACCTTTTCAATAAGTACTTCAACAGAAGAAGCAATATTATGAAGAGTATAAAGATGCCAACTAAAGAGACCAAGAAATGCCATTATAACAGCATTTTTAATCGCAATAGTTAGATCTTCATCTGATGGCCCGTTCGACATCCTCCAACTCCAATTCTAAACTATTAAAGAGGTTAGCAAGTGGAGAACCAAGAACTGGAATACCAGTAATATTATTTTTAGCAAGCCAATCAGTGGCTGCCTTAAGGTCTTGCGTTGTAGCAGTGCCAGATTTAATCCGACCAATTAATTCATTTGTAACAAGACCATGAAGTTCATTGAATTGATCTTCGTTTGCTCGTGTTGTCATAATCCTCTACGTCCCATGTGTGTGGCTCTACCCAATATCCACTGATTACGATTAGTAAGGCGTGGTTTGATAATGGGAATAGTTTGTGTTGTTTGGTACCAGAAGAAATCGCCATTTGACTGAAGGGTCATCACGAACGGAACAGAAGATGCTTCAAGTCTTCGGGTACTAAAATAATCTATACCTGTTGTCCCTACAAGATAGGATTGTGGTAGGGCAACAATTGGATAATTTTTAACAGCATCATTACTGAAACCTGTTAAAGTATATGTTCCCGTTGAGGAAATAAGTTGGAAGTTTTTAGCAACATCAGCTGGATTAAACCCGATCAGGAAAGATCTAGTATTTCCAATAATGGCATACGTCAGAGCAGAGTTTAAACTATTGCTATTGAGTATAAAACTGCCTGTTGTATTATTAAGAACAACTTGTTTTCCAAGAATACTTGAAATGCCTGTCCAGGTAAATGTACCTAACTGACATATTAACTCAAGTCCAGTAACTGGAGTATATGTTAGATCAAGACTGTTTCCAGTTAAAACAAACGCACCAACAGTTATATTAAGAGCAACAGTTGGGCTTAAAATTAAATTACTACTTCCTAATACATACGTTTGAAGTGTATTATTAAGAAGAAAAGAACAAAGAAGGCCAGTAGATGTAGCGTTTAAAGCAAATGAAGCAGCAGTTACATCTAATTGATAAGATAAAGGTTCTGCAAGACCAAATGTTGCTGAAGCATTTGTCGAAGAAGTAACTGTACCTGTTGTAGTTCCAGTAGATCCAGCAGTTGTTTTTATACCATAACCAACCGTAAATCCACCACCATTGCCTGATGTAGTACCAGCTTCTTCTGCTTCAGTTGGACTGACTAAATTAGCATTTGTTGGATTACTAAAGGAGGTAGTGCTTGCATTATCATCGTCTCTAGTAACAGCCCATACAAGAAATTGATTGGCTACTGTTGTTGTTACAGACGGCGCTGACCAACTTGTTGATGCAGTATTTTTAGTTGCTGTTGTTGCTAGGACAATTGGTGAACTAGTTGTTGTACAACCTCTAAATACATAAATTTTAGCAACAACGTGATCAGCTCCAGTTGGAAATCCAGTAGAAACGTTTGCCATTGCACTGGATGTAGCTCTTCTCCAATAAAGAACTAATTGTGTACCAGTTGCAGAAACATTTGTAAGAAAAGTCCATCCAGAAGGAGTTGACCATACGCCTGCGGCTGATTCTAAAACTAGAATACCGATATCATTAGTAGCATGACCACTAGGCCACGCTACTGAAACGCTAGCAGTTCCACTTGATGCTGCACCAGCAGCGACATAAGTTACTGCCATTAATCAATCCTCCATTCCCAACCAATGACCTCAAATTCTACAGGCCAATCATTAGGATCATATGCCATGCCTTGCCACCAACTACCATCCTTCCAATAGGCTAATATGTATGTACCGTCAGCAAGGGCAGCAACAACTTCTTGTCCAATAGGTGGGTAATCCATAGACCCTCCTATTAGGTAATGGTCAGAACACCATTAGCATCATCAAAGTTCAGCAACAGAGATTCGCCATCACCAAGGGTAATAGAAGAACCATAATCATACCAACCAATCAACTCACCATTAGTGGCTGTTGCATTATAAAGCACAACATATCTAAAGGGACCAGTTGATCCACCAGTAGATGTAAGTGTTTTATCAGTGATTGTAAGTTTATAGACACCACTTGTCTGACTACTACCACTAACAGTAACTACACGAGTATTAAGATTAGTATAGCTAATTTGAGTAATATTAGCAAGAATAGTATTGGTGGCTACTGGAGCCGTATTGGTCAAAGCAACAGTAAGAGTATCTGAACCAAGGTTATGAACCTTCTCTGCAATTGCTTCAGTAAAACTATTAAATTTGTTAAATGCTGAAGTTGCCATGATTATTGAAGAAGCTCACTAATATAAAGGTTACCAGCAGCAGAACCTTGAATAGCAGCAATATTAGCGCCAAAAGGAACAGCAATAGTAATTCTTTGATTAACAAGAAGAATATGGGAAGTATTTGTGGCAGTTTGAGCCCCAACACCAACAGTAAAGTGGACGTGAGTACCTGCGGTTGTTACAAGAGAAACAAACCTACACGTTGAAGTCAATGCAATGTTAGCACTTGTTGCACTAACAGCAAGAATACGAGGAGTTCCTAGTTCAAGATTAACAATTGCTTCACTAGAAGTAAATGTTCCAGCAGAAGTACTGCCACCAGTAGTAATAGATGCCATCAGTCGTGGTCCTTCATAAGTTTAATAAGCTTTTGAGCATAAACAGGATCAGTAGCATACCCCTCTTGCTTAAGCAGACGCGCACACTCTTCCCTATTTTTTGCTCGATTGACACCTTTATAACCTTTGTAATCCTTATACCATTGCATTACAAGGTAAGCAACGCAGTCATAAGGAGTATTAAAGTTCTTAAAGGATGCTTTAATAGTAACTGGACCATTACCATAGTCTTCCCAGGTACTTTTAATAGTTCCAGTTCCTTTAATGCCGAAGAAATTGTTCTTACCAGAGACAGCAGTACCATAAGCAGACTCAAGAGCCCACTGAGCAGCTACTACCTCTGGAAATTTAGCGCCAGCAGCCTTAGCCGCTGCTTCAATTCCTTCCCAAGTGTTGGGAAATGTGGTCATTTGAGTGCATCTTTAATCTTTTTAAGTTGATCATCCTCTTTACGGAAAATCTTTAGGTAAGAAACAAATCCAAGAGCCAATTGAACAAGGCTATTTGACTTGAGTTTGCTAACACCTACGGCTTCTGAACCCAAGAATAGACTCAGATAAGCAAGAGATTCGTAGGAAATTTTAAGTCCGAGAAAGGTAAGCATTGGTTTAACGGCCTTGACCGCGTGAAAGTTTTTTGTTGCCTTTTGGAAGGCTATGTTGTCCTTGACCCTGACGGGTCTTTTTGGGTGGTCCTGGGACGTGAAGCACCTTTTGGAGTGATTTAGGTTTGGCCATTAGCTAATTACTCCAAAAGTTTTCCATGTTGCCGGGTTGCCTGTTGTAACGGCAACTCCACCAATAAATCCACCTGATGTAGGAGCGGAATTTCTGTACTGCGTTCCAGCATCAATACGGAAACCTGTCAATGCTGAACTTGGCCAATAATTCCCCGATTCGTCAATATTATCGTATAACTTTACAACACTTGCTCCAGAGCCAGATTCTGTTCTTAACCATTTAGTAGTACCAGCAAAAGTATTATTTTTGATGACGTAATAACCAACAACACCGGCATTTGTACCTGATTCTGTTGTGGTTACATCATAACTAAATGCGTATGACGATGTTCCAATTGTTTTACAACTAACATTATTGGAAATAACAACATTAGTCGGAAAATTAAAATCTCCCGTACTACAAGCAATAAAAACAGAACCACCATTTTGCTGCACTAAATTCGACAGTGTATTACCAGAAATAACTGATTGATCTGTTCCCTGTGCCGAAACAGTAATTGCATTAAATGGGGTGAACGAGTTATTTGCGGTAAACTTAAGGGTGTTATTTAAGATGTTTGTTCCAGTATTATTTGCTGCGGTAAACTGAATTTTAGTATTAAGCAATTGGTTATTGGCAAATAAAACGTTGGCACAAGTGCCACCCATGTCTCCAATAATTCCCAAACTATTTCCATTATTGTACGAAAACGTATTACCGACAAAAGATACCTTTGAATTATTTGTATTTAACGCAACGTTATATAGTTTTACCAATGTATTATTGGCAGTTGTGGACCACACTGAATTGCCGTTAAACGCAACATTTCTATTGTAATGGAAAGTAGTCAAACATCCATTTGCACAGTTATTGACACTGTTGCCAGTAGCTACCGAATCAAAACATCCTTCAAAGTCGATTCCAACATCATTAGCCTCATTAACGGAATTACTAACAACGGAAATGTTTTGACCCATTGAACCCCAGATGCCACCTCCAGAAATGTCATAGACGCTACATCCAACAACAGAACCGTATTTGCATTTGCGATCATTTGCTAGTGCACCATCAACGGCAGGATTTGAATCACCACCCCACCACGTAATGCCATTTCCACAAGTTCTAACAACAGAGTTGCTGATAGTCCAATGAGCTGTATAACCCATCATGATTCCCCAGCCATAAAGTTGGCTAGAAGAACCAGAACCAGTTATGTCGCAGTTTTTGATGCGAATGCCAGTATTACAATTAAATCCACCAGCAGTTTCACTAAATACCGCAGCTGCGTAATTGGCGCCAGAATGCCAAGCGTAAAGAAGATTGGAATTAGTCGTCAAGCACTGTGAGATATTCAATCTTCGTACATTAAGAACACTAATGGCATAGGGTGCTCTTACTGTTGCTGATGTTGTTGCTTGAAATTCTAGGCCGGTAATATCAACATCTGTAACGCCAGTAAGCGTAAAACAGTTTAAAAATACATCAGCGTCCCAGGCAATTCGTGCATTGCATCCAACAAGTACACGATTACCAGGAATAGAAATTGAACTGGTTGTTTTATATGTTCCGGCTGGAAATACAATAGAGGTAGAAGCGGTTATAGCTGCTTGAATTGCAGCCGTATCATTCGCCACCCCATTTCCAACAGCGCCAAAGTCCTTAACGGACACAACCTCCTTAAGCTTGGAATCAACGTTCCTAGTAACCGCACCAGCACCACTTTGGGTAAAGTTAATGCCAGTACTATTGGTACCAACAATGGAAGTAGGAGCATAAACTATCACCTCCACCAAGTCACCCACCAGCAGGGCAACCGACATTGTGATTGTGGCTCCATCAGAAGCCGTATAATCAGCGTTACGAGTTAGGTGGGCACCGTTGAGGTAGACCTGTTCAAACCCAGCAGTATAGACAAGGCTGATGGCATTGTCATCATTACCCGTTAGTATGGTTTGTCCTGCTGTTGCTGTCTTTTTCCACCGCAGCATTGTAACTGTAGTGGGAAGATTATTTACAACGTCAGTATTCTCTTGGCTGATATAAAGAAGTTGATCAAAATTTTCATTAAGATCAGCTGCTTTAATGGAAGATCCTGGAAAAAAGGTAGAGTTAAGATCTTCTTTATTGGTTGAACGTTGAAGAATTACGGTTACCCCATTTCCTGGAGCCGCAACAAATTCAATCGTTGTAGCATTGGCAAATGTGTATTGAGTTGTAACCGTCTGAAGGACGCCGTTTAGGTAGACGTCTACATCAGTCGTTTCCAGATATGGGAAAGTAATGGAGAACAGTTTGTTAGAACCGTTCCCCGTATAAGTATTAGAGGTGATTGCCATTAGCTTTTATCTATCATTTGATAAAATTTTCAAGAGGTGCCAGAGTGTTTACAGCTCCAGGAATATCGCCCAACATGGCTTGATACTTACCTTTTCTAATTTGTGAAATGCGCTGATACACAGCTGGATCTTCAAGCATTAGTTTATCAAAAGCTGCTTTTTTAGTGCTCTTGATAATTTCATCCGTTCTTTCATAGTGACGGGTAAGTTTTTTATCTAGTTGACCAGGACGATTTAGATATGCTTTAATGCTGTCTTGAAACCACTGCTGTTTAAACTGTTCTTTAAGTCTAGTTTGAAGACCTGCTTCGTAAATATACTTACTATATTTAGCTTGTTCATCAGCAGTTAGTTTAATACCATCAGGTCCATGAGTAGTGATTTGATTATACTCATAACCCATATCAACTAAAGTATCAATTACTGGATTTTCATTTATCTTTCTCATCCTAAATGGACTATTGGCATTCCAAATCCCACCACCTGCTACTTCCATGGGTTTACCAGAAAAAATATCAGTATGATTAGGTTGTGAAAGTTTATAAAGAGGAAGTGCAGTGCTTAATGCCTTTTTAAGATTATCATCAACTTCCTTCATGTATGGATCTAGGGAATTAGATAACGCCCTACGTGCTCCAGCATACGGAAGAAAATTATTACTTGTATTTAGCAATCCATTAATAATCTGATTTTCATCAGTAATATTTTTAGGATCAAGAGCAGCAGAAAGACTAGATAATCCAGCTAAAAAGCTTTTTTCTGTCATGGCAGCCGCAACAGAATAAGCAAGTTGACCGATAATTTTTTCGGCCCAAGTTTGACCACCCATCCTAGCAAGCATACCAGCATCAGCCACAACAGCCATAATGGTGCTTAATGGTTCCAATGACTGATAACTAACCCAACGATTACCTACCTTAAGACTCATTGGTTGATTTTCAAGCAGCCAGATCTTACGTTCTTCTTTATCAATAGGACCATTTCCTGTCATAGCCCCACTCATAGCCAATACACCGGCAGAGAATACAGTCATCTTACCAATGGCTTCTCTACCTCGCATTTCAGCTTTAAGAAGTTCATCACTTCCTTCCATAACACGCTTATACTCAGCAGAAAACCGATTAAATACCGGAGTATGTTCTGCTGTATAACGCAAGATATTAACAGGAGTACGAACAAAAGGAAGAAAGATTTTAGAAAATGGAACTTCTTCAAGGAAGAGTGCCATCTTACCAACTAGACCACCTGGATCATCTTGGAATGTCGCTCGTTGAACATAATCCAAAAGATCATCATCAACAATTTCGCCATTAATTGGATTAATTTTTTTGGAGTATTCTTTAAGATAACTCTTAAAATTACCCTCAATATTATTTGTTCCACCACCTTCCATTGATGCTTTATACATTGCATCAGAAGCTACTTTTTGACGAGCATTAAGATGTTTAAAGAAATCATCAGCCGCCATTAATAGTCTACTAGGTGTCTGAATAAATCCATTATTATGGAAATTGTAAATTGTTTCCAGCCAATTAACTGCTAGTTGTTCAGGTTCGCTTTTTGCAACCATCTTCATGTTTTCTAATGCTGCTTTAGTATAAGCATCATCCAACACAAATTTACGATTAACTTGAACTGATTCTCCTGTCTTTAAAGTTTTATTAAAGACTTCAAAAGCATCAGCAACAGAAGTTCGCATGGCATGAAAACCAGCAAGAGCCGCTGCCTTTTGATGAGAATCTCCAGCGATCAAAACACTTAGTGGCCGTTCAATCAAAGCATAGGTATTACCAATAGCATTACGGAAATGAGTAATAGGCCCAGAAAGCATTGAGGAATACATACCTTTAAGCAAACTATCCCAACCAATTCTCATTCCCAGTTCAGCAAACTTTACAGTTTTACTTGGATCTCCACCAGCAAGCAACATTGTGCGAACCAGTTTATCCATTTCAACTTGGGCATTAGGATCGCCATTACGAGCAGCCCTTTTAATTTGTTCAGCCCAATCTTTAAGCCTACCAAGAGTTACATCAACCTTAGTAGCACCTTCAGTAACTGATGAAATTTGTTTTCCAAAAGGAAGTTCTTGAAGAACCCTAAGACCAAAACCTTTATCACTATTGTAATACTTTTGAAGTTCTAGTATTCCAGTAAGACGATCAACCAAACGATCAAATTGATTACCACCTGCCATTCGCAATTCAGCCATTTGATCCAAGTTAGTGCTTAGATCAAAGATTTGATTGGATGTATCTGTGATAATTGCTTTAGCTGCTACAGCACCTTCTGGGCTAAGCATTGTTTTCCCATCAACATTAACAGTGGCTTTAGCACTCTTAACATTTTCAAGAACTTCTAGGATTGATTGCCCTTTATAATTGGCAGGTTGAAAAGCATCACGTACTTCTTCAACAATTTTAATTGAATCAGTAACAACCTGTTTAACAGAACGTTGAGCATTAGCAGCAATTCTTCGTATTTCAGGAGTCTTAATAAACTCTTTAAACATACGTTGAACATCTTCTGACATTCCACCTTCTGCTAATTTTTTATGAAAAGCATCAGTTAGAAGTTGAGGAGAACTACCCATTGTAGGAGACGTTGCATCTCCTTTGAAATTAGGATCTACCTTAACTGCATCAGGAATATTATTTTCCAGATTAAGTTGAGATGCAGCAACATCATTAATATCATTAGTTGATTTATATGCTGCTTGTTCGTGTGGTTCTAATCCTTGTGGATCGACACGACGAGTTTCTGCCCAATCAAAATCATTAATTTCTTTTTGGATTCCTTCAAGCATATCAAGTCCTTGAAGATATTCAGGACTATCCTCACCAAAGGATTCTGCCAACTTTGAAACAGCA